AGGTCCTTTATAAAATGATACGCTTCTCATACATAAAAGGTCTGAATGATGCCTATTTATGTACGGAGCATCCCCTTCATTGAGAAATGGTAACTGGGGGGTGCTCTACTAAATTTTAATTGCTAAAAGGAGCAAACCAATGGATAAATGCGAAATTGATGAACGAGAACACCACATAAGAATTAAGGTTGGTTGTATGGAGATATATGCGGAAAGCAATGATATGCACGACCTTATTACGATTTCCCATGCGGACAACAGTCCTCTTAGGTTTGATGAACAGAAGATTGTGGATATTGCTAATGGAAAGGTGTTTTGTTTAGGTGGGGAAACTGTTAATGAAGAAACAATCGTTGATTTAACGGAAGGAATAGCTGTCCGTAGACGAGTGCAAACTCTTTTGGAGGAAGCCAATGACTGATATTATATTAAAATCACTGGACCCTATCGTTGAAGAAGATTTTTACAGCAAGGCTCACGAAGACTTTGAAAGGTTCTCAAAAACACTGCATCGTTTAGCGGTGCCAACAAAAGAAGAGTGCGAGGCGTTGACAAAACTAGGTAATACGGAAGGCTCTTACCACGAACGCTACGAGAGGGTGTTGACTGCCCAAGAAGAATCTTGGTTGAGAGAGTTTGGTGCGGTTTCTCCTCGGGAGGGTGTGTGATGAGCAAAGCATCTAATGGCGCAAGGGTTGTCTACAATCAAAACGGTGGCGGAGTCGTGCATCTTGGTTGGGGAAGAGGAAGAATTGTTTTCAGTAAGAACGAAGAAACCGGGGAACTGTCTTGGCGTGATCCAAACAACTGCCCCGATCCCGATGTCCAGGACTTATTAATTAACAGAGCGAAGGCTGTTTACAAGGAGAGTAAAAATGATTGAATGGTTCCTTGGGTTGTTTCGGAAAGAAACGGTGGAAGAGAAAATTATTAAAGAGTTGAGAAAAGGAGGTTATCCGCCTTTCCACGACAAAGACAAACGGTTTTTTATGGGGAGAAAAAGATGAGTAATGATTACGTTGATTACGTTATGGAACTGATTTATGAGGACATTGATCGCGAGGATAAGAAGGGCCTATTGGATAAGAAGATAGACCAGCTTTCGAGCGAACACAGTCTTCATGCCGATGATGACCGAGACGATATTAAAGTAAAGATTGCAGAACAAAGGTTTGAGGAGAGTTTTCAATGATTAAAAGGCTATACAAAGCCCTTGTTGAGGCTTCTTTCGCCCTTCTTTCGGTGGCGCTGTTGTTGTTTTTGGTTGGCGCTAGTTTGGTGCAAAGAAAATGATGCACCCAAACCAGCAACGCTTGAAGGAGTGGTCGGAGTACCTAAAGGAATCGGAAGACTCCGTACTGGTGGCGGACGGCTTTGAAGAGGCCTTCATGGGCGTGGTGTTTGAATGGGGTCCACCTCGAGCGGTTTACAGTTATGAGAAGTGTGTGGAGGTTCTCAGACGAGATATGAATTACGAAGAAGCAGTCGAGCACATGGAGTTTAATGTGGTCGGTGCTTATATGGGTGAGCAAACGCCGCTCTTTTTTAGGGAGAACACTTAATGCTTGAAAATTATCCTTTTAAAACAACGCCTTACGAGCACCAAACAAAAAGTTTACAGCGGTCTTTGCACCGCCAGGAGTATGCGTACTTTCTGGAAATGGGGTTGGGCAAGTCCAAAGTATTGTTGGACAATACGGCAATTCTGTTTGATGAGGAAAAAATCAACGCTTTGGTGGTGGTCACGCCGAAAGGAAATCTCCGAAATTGGGATAAATTGGAGATTCCAAAACATTTGCCGGACCACATTAAGCGTAATGTTTTGGTGTGGCAACCGAACCATACGAAACAATGGCGACAAGCGTATAATAAAATGGTTAAGGAAGACTCCACTGGCACGCTGAACATTCTGACTGTTAATGTGGAAGCGTTTTCGAGCAAGAAAGGCTGTGTGTTTGTGGAAGAGTTCCTCAATACGCACGATTCTTTGATGGCGGTTGATGAAAGTACGCTCATTAAAAACCCCAAAGCACAGCGGACCAAGAACCTATTGAAACTGTCAACACTGCCACGATACAAACGGATCCTGACTGGGTTTCCTGTGACCAAGGCGCCGTTGGATCTCTTTTCACAGTGCGCTTTTCTCGGTACGAACCTTTTAGGCTTTAAGAGTTATTATGCGTTTCGAGCAAGGTATGCGGTGATTAAACAGAGACAGTTGGGACGCGGACGAAGTTTTCAAGAGATTGTAGACTTTCAGCGGTTGGACGAACTGCAAAATGCGTTGAAAGACTTTTCCGTGCGCTACACCAAAGACGAGTGTCTTGATCTCCCTGATAAGGTGTATATGCGCCGAGAGATTGAGTTGAGTCCGGAACAGAAAGAAGCCTATCACAGCATGAAAAAGGAGGCGTTGATGATTGTTGAGAACAATCTGTTTAGCACGCAAAGCGTTCTGACTCAGTTGATGCGCTTGCAACAGGTGGTCGCGGGCAGTTTAAAGGACGCCGGTGGAAACACTGTTTTATTGCCCAACAACCGGGTGAAAGAGGTTTTGGGTTTGTTGGAAGAGGTGCAACGCAAGGCTGTTCTGTTTGCTGTTTTTAGAACGGATATTGAAGAACTGGAGCGGGCCATTGGCGAAAAATTTGGTCCTGAGAGTGTGGCTTCTTTCTATGGCGGCACTTCTGGGAAAGACAGACAGCGGATTTTGGAGGACTTTCAAGACACCGATCATCCCCTGCGCTTCTTTGTGTCCAACCCGCACACAGGAGGACGTGGACTGACGCTGACGGCGGCGGACACCATGATTTTTTACTCGAACAGCTACGATTTAGAGTTGCGCTTGCAGGCCGAGGACAGAATCCACAGAATCGGACAGGACAACCGCTGCACTTACGTGGATTTAGTCGTGCCTGGAACTGTGGACGAGAAAATTTTGGACGCACTGCGGAAAAAGGTGAAGATTAGTAATGAAGTATTGGGCGAGGTGAAGGAATGGATGGTGTAGAAAAAGAAGATATGGTCAACGAGCCACCGCATTATAAGAAAGGTAAGATGCAAGCGATTGATATTATTGAAGCGGGAATCGGGGACAAGGGATTTCCTGACTACCTGGTCGGGAACATTTTTAAGTATCTTTTGCGGTACAGGTTCAAGGGAAAACCAGTGGAGGATTTGAAAAAGGCCCGGTTTTACTTGGATAAACTGATTGCTAAAACATTAGATGAAAAAGAGTCCGTCTAATGTGTGTCTAAGCTAATATGGGAAACCCCTTATACCCTACTTTTCATCCAAACATTATATCTTAGATGGATTCCTAGCTTTTTCAGAGAAAATAACTATGAGGACGAACCAATGGTTTTCATCTAACAGCGTTAGTTACCCCTGAGAAATAACACCTATAGGGGTTTCAATGTTATATGGGCCGTCTAATGTTCATCTAACAATCTAAGGAAAAACAGGTGTTTTAGCGCAAAAGCCATAGTAAGAAACAAAGAAAACTATAAGCTGAGTCCCATAATCTAATGTTTTAGCCCTTATTTTTCAAGGGGTTTGTCCTATGGGAGACATCTTATGGGGCTTACTGTGGTGATTTATGGTAAGGTTTTCTTATGAAAAAAGTATCCGGAAACCCTAGTGGACAAAACACCAAACATTTGACGGACAAGCAAAAAAGGTTTGCGAGAGCCTTTGTCTATAGTGATGGCACTAAAACCAAGACGGAGTGCGCTGTTGAGGCGGGTTATGGTGCTTCAAGCGCTCACGTTCGGGCCTCAGAACTAACAAACCCCAGAAAGTTTCCCATTGTTGTTCGCTACATACAAGAACTTCAAAACGAGGTGAATGAAAAGTACGAAGTAACTTTTGGCAGACACGTTAGGAAACTTGCAGAAATAAGAGACCAGGCATTAGAGAATAACAATCTCACCGCTGCTGTTTCTGCTGAAGTGCAAAGAGGGCGTGCGGCTGGAATATATGTGGAACGAAAAGAAATCAGAACTGGGACGCTTGAGGCCCTGTCAGAAAAACAGCTTAGGGAAAAAATAGATGGCCTTCTTGCTGACTATAAACCCTTGATAGAAGCCGAAGAAGCTATTTTTGAGGAAACAATATAAACTATCTTTTCCAAGACCACTCCTCTGTATCAGTCTTTTGCCAACCTCTACTAAGTAGTTCATCAGAAACAGAATAAACCAAGCGCATAGATGAATGGTTTTTATTCTTTAAACTTTCAAAAACCCGTAATAATTCAACATCAGTTAGTTCTATTGGGTTAAAGAAGTCGTTTAGGTGGTTCACTTATCCTCTACAAAAGCCCTGTATTCAGCAGTCATGCCTGTTTGCTCTACTGGTTTTTCTTTGACAACTACCTGTAGTGGCTTCATGTTTTGTGGTTCTTCCATGTCGTACTCATACCAAGTGAACGAAACACCAAGAGAATCCTTTAGCTTGTTGGCGATTCTTGGCTGACTGTCTGATGGGCAGTCTATACAAAGTCTGTAAGAACCAAAACTTGTTTTCTCTACCGCTTCCATCACCCTTAGAAAAGGAAGAAGGTCATGCATTTGGTTTTCATTGATGGCTGTTATTAATGTTGTTGCCTGTTTTACATCCAACCAGGCTTTTCTTCTAAGTCTTTTCATTTAACCGCTCCTGCTCTGCGTACTTTTCGTACACGAAACTATAGTTTTTTCTAAAATAACTGAAAAGATTTTTGTACTCTTTTTGCCCGTGTTCGCGCCTTTCCTTACAGTTTGAATCATACAATCTTCTTACGAACAGCTTGAACCTATGGTCTTTTGAGTATCTAGGAGGACGGAAGTCTATTAACTTTCCATCCTTTGTTTTAAATGATTTTTCCCACTCGTTCTTTCGCCACACTTTCGTCATTTCTTGTTCCTCCGTTGTAAATGATCGCTCAAATAACTCCATTTGTCCACTAACTGCTTGTTTTCGCTCATGTATTGTCATTTATTTCTCCCTAAAACACTTTGATAGGCTTGTTTATCATCTTCAAACATATCAATGGTTCTCTCAACTGCTGATAATATGGGAGTTTCTTCATCAAACTCTCCTATATCTTCCTCTGCTAATTGAGACTCTATGTAGTTAAAAATTATTTCTAGGTTTTTTCTGTTCAGTATCATCAAGGTTCTCCGTTAAATCGGGACTAGTTACTATTTCTTTTATTTCGTCAGCTAAAAAAAATAAAGACACTTCTTTCTCTTTATTAACTTCTATCAAAAATAAAATCTCATTTATCATTTCTTCTTTATTCATCATTCCCCTCCATTTCATCAATACAATCAAAACAATAAACCCCTTCAACCATTTCGTCATTTATGTCTGGGTTAGACTTACCTTCGATAAAATCTTCTGTTTCTGTAGCCATCAAGAAAACCTTATCGCACTTATCACAAACCCTCCTGTCGTTAAATACTTCGTTCATCATTCACCCCCTAAAACACTTTGATA